TACTAGATTATATAGAACGAATAAAACGGGAAAACGAAGGTCCGCGAATCACGGCCCAGGAACCACGGATCGGGCTTCAAGGCGGACAGCTCGTGCAGCCGGGAGTCGGGAGGCAGGGGTATGGTGGACCACCTGTCTATACGATTAATGAAGAAAATTTTAAATTACTTGATGATCTTATTCCTAATACAGAGTTAACGATTAACGAAATTAAAGTTAAACTAGGAGGGAATGAAAAGTCAGGAAATCAGGGAATTAATAAACTTATAGATGCCTGGGCAGCATCCGATAAAGACAGAGTTGTGTCTGAAAAAAGATTTAGACCTTATAAGATGGAAGGCACAGAATTATCACAAAAAATTATAAATGCTTCTCAAGACGTGAAGTATATTAAAAAAGATGGAACCCCTAATATTAAAAAAATAGCCAAGGATTTTTTTCCAGAGAAAAAGTTGGATGATGCAAGAAAAATGGTTAGAAGTATTTTAGTGGCAGGGATTGACTATGAAGGTAAGAAAAATATTCCAGGAGAGATAACATCAGCAAAACAAGCTAAAAAGAATGCTTATGAAAATATAAAAATAGCTAACAAAAAAGCAGGCATTGAAACCACGAAACAAGCTGATCAAGTCATTGATAAAATTTTATCTCAAAACGAAATTTATCAGAAGATGTCTGTTGAGGATATTGCTAAAGACAAGAATCTTTTAAAGCGTTTAAGAGTGCAAATTGATCCAGTTACAGGCAATGTAACTTTTGATGGATATACTAAAAAAAGTCCAGTTAGGGGAAAAGTTTTCTCCGATCTAGAACTAGCTCAACATGCAAAAAATAAAGCAGACACATATGAGTTGTTTACTCCTGACCATATCACCCCTAAAGCATGGAGAAAACAGAACGTTGGATATCCTATTAATTTTCAATCAGCGACTTACATGGAAAATTCTCAATTGGACAATGGTCGAAGATATTTAATGAATAACCCTGATGGTAATATAAAACCTATTGATAATTATTTAAAATCACAAAACCAAACAATAAGATTTGGTAAAAATAAATATGGATTTAAATTACCTATTGTATTTAATTCTAAGACAGGCACTTCTAATATTGTTGAATTATCCGTTAAGAAAACGATTCCAAAATTCAAACCCCCCGTATCAGGCGGACCAGCTTTATATTCTGGACTCGCCGTTTTTGAAGACTTCTTAAAAAGCGGAGCAGCTAAAAAAATAGGGACGGGGCTTCGTAAAGTTGGAGCTGAGTTTGAAGCAGCTTTTATTGTTTTTGATTTTATGAATAATCTTGGTAAAGGAATAGAGCCAGGAGAAGCTCTACAAAAATCTTTACAAGTTGCATCATTGAATATTTATAAAGGTGGAGATCGAGCTACTATCGAAAATATTTTAAAAGAAGCTAAGGAAGCGGGCTTTGATCCTAAAGTAATGAGAAGTCTTATTAATGTAAATAAAAGTCAGAATAAAATTAACGATTTTAACAAAAAGATAAACAGTAATTTAAAAGCGATAGAAGATCTTAAAGAAAAAGATGTCAGTAATCCTTTTATTCAAAGACAAATAAAAGCTTTTGAAAATTTAAATAAAAGAATGGAATCCAATTTAGACAAAGAAATTGAAATTGGAACCAATCTTTTTAATACTTATGCAACCAATGTTAAACGATCGAAAGGAAGCTTTAAGCTTACTGATGATGATATTAACAGATCTTTTATAGAGTTACATACAGCTGGGATTGGGCTTTTAAAAAAGAAACAACTAAAATCTGCAAAGCGAAAAAGCACGCAAGTTGATGTTGAGGCAGGGCCTATTGGGGATGTTATACAAAATGCTATAAGTGGATTATGGACTTATCCAAAATTTGCATATGATGTTATTAATCCTTTTTCTCCATTACCTAAAAAGGATGCTTGGAAAACCGAAGGCATGAAAGAAAAGGAACGAATTATAGACATGCAAAAAAGAGGCGCACCTGGAGAATTATATCGTTACAATATCGCAAGAGGTTTTGATATAGATCAACCTCTTACAGGTCAAGCTTATGAAACAATGATTGAAGAACAACCATATCTTGGACTGGAAAAAAGGGAAGACCGTGCAGGCGGCGGCCTAGCCAACCTAACAAGAACCGTGGCCCCTGATTCGGGGCCCATGTCTCAAGGGTTGCGTTCGCTGTATATTGATGATATGGATTATTAGGAGTATAAATGGCAGACATAGATAAATCACTCCCGAATGTTCGACACGAAATTAAAATTCCGCCTGCACAGGCGCCAACCGATGTTGACATTACGGAGCAGCAACCACAGCAACCCGTAGAAGTAACGCCCGATCAAGAAGGTGGTGCTACAGTTAATTTTGATCCAAGTGCAATCAACCAGGCACAATCCAACACGCACTTTGACAATCTAGCCGATATACTTCCAGAATCAGTTCTGGATCCCGTTGGAATTCAATTAAGATCGGATTATACCGATTATAAAATGTCAAGAAAGGATTGGGAACAGTCCTACGTTAACGGTCTGGATCTTTTAGGATTCAAGTACGACAACAGATCAGAACCTTTTCAAGGAGCGTCCGGTGCAACGCATCCCGTCCTGGCTGAAGCGGTTACACAGTTTCAAGCGCTCGCTTATAAAGAATTGCTACCAGCAGACGGACCCGTTAGAACTCAAGTTATTGGAATATCCAACCCTGCTAAAGAAGCTCAATCGCAAAGAGTAAAAGATTTCATGAATTATCAGTTGATGGATCAGATGAAGGAATACGAACCTGAATTTGACCAGATGCTATTTCATCTACCACTAAGTGGTTCTACTTTTAAAAAAGTATATTATGATGACTTACTGGGACGTGCAGTATCAAAATTCGTCCCTGCAGATGACCTCGTAGTTCCGTATACGGCTACCTCATTAGACGATGCGGAATCGGTGGTCCATGTTTTAAAAATGTCTGAAAATGCTTTAAGAAAACAGCAGGTTGGAGGATTTTATTCGGATATTGAATTGACAAAACCCGTTGCTGCAACGGATGCAGACACAGTAGTAACCAAGCAAAGAGAATTAGAAGGAACGTCTAAATCAACAAGAACAGAAACCATGTATACTCTTCTAGAGTGTCATGTGAATCTGGATTTAGAAGGCTTCGAAGATATTGGTCCAGATGGGCAACCAACTGGAATCAAACTGCCTTACGTCGTTACAGTCGAAGAAGGCAGTCAGAAGGTTCTTTCAATTAGAAGGAACTATGCGCCCAATGATCCATTAAGAAATAAAGTTCAATATTTTGTCCACTTCAAATTTCTGCCAGGACTAGGATTTTATGGCTTTGGACTCATTCATATGATTGGCGGATTGAGCAGAACGGCAACGTCTGCTCTCCGTCAATTGCTGGACGCAGGAACATTATCAAACCTACCCGCAGGATTTAAACAGAGAGGTGTCAGGGTTAAAGATGACGCTTCACCAATACAGCCAGGAGAATTCAAAGATGTGGATACTCCAGGCGGTAATCTAAAAGATGCATTTGTATTCTTACCCTACAAGGAACCTTCAGCCACATTATTGCAGCTGATGGGAATTGTAGTAACAGCAGGACAGAGATTCGCGTCCATTGCTGACATGCAGGTCGGGGACGGGAACCAAGGTGCGGCAGTTGGTACGACCGTAGCCCTTTTGGAACGTGGTTCAAGGGTAATGTCAGCAATCCATAAACGACTGTACGTAGCCTTAAGACAAGAATTTAAACTGTTGGCAAAAGTATTTGCCCAGTATCTTCCGCCCGAATATCCATACGATGTAGTGGGTGGACAAAGAAATATTAAAGTGGCTGATTTTGATGAAAGAGTGGATATTCTTCCAGTTGCTGATCCAAACATTTTTTCAATGTCTCAAAGACTGACATTGGCACAAACAGGATTGCAACTGGCAATGTCAAATCCACAAATGCACAATTTATACATGGCATTTAGAAAAATGTATGAAGCGTTAGGAATAAAAGATATTGATAGAATTTTACCACCACCAGCGCCCAATGCTCCTAAAGATCCATCGTTAGAACATATTGATGCATTGGGAGGAAAGCCCTTTCAGGCATTTCCAGGCCAGGATCATAGAGCTCACGTTACAGCGCATCTGAATTTTATGTCAACCAACATGGTTAGAAATAATCCAATGGTTATGGCTGCTTTACAGAAAAATATTTTAGAGCATATTAGTTTAATGGCTCAAGAACAGGTACAATTAGAATTCAGAGAGCAAATGCAGCAATTGCAAATGCTTTCACAACAAGCTGCAGTTAATCCACAGGCACAACAAC